CACAACCTCTAATGGTCAGACAGTAGCCTTAAGCAATGGTTCATTCTGTACAGCTATTTCAGCTAGTGACGGAAGTAACATTGAGGGTGAGTCATTCAAGTTTATTATCTGTGAAGAGTGCCAAGATATAAGCAACTTCAAGATAAGAAAGTCTATTCACCCTATGGGTGCGGCTTACAATGCAACAATATGTAAAATCGGAACAGCAACTACATTTAAGGGAGATTTCTATGAAGCTATCCAGAGAAATAAGAAAGAGTATGAAGAGGGTAAACTTCGTATAAGAAATCACTTCGAGTACAATTATAAGGTGGTAATGAAGTATAACCCTAAATATGCTAAGTACGTTGAGAGGGAAAAGAGAAGCCTTGGAGAGACAAGTGACGAGTTTAGAATGTCCTATAACCTTGAGTGGATTATCTCAAGAGGTATGTTCGTTGACATTGAGAAACTTGAGAAAGAGTGTGGTGATGAGTACTTAGACAGAGTATATCAAGACCACAAAGCTAACCACGTTGCAGGTATTGACGTAGGTGGTGGAAGTAGTAAAAATAAAAATGAAGCAGATAGTACTATAATAACAATCGTGGAAGTAGACTGGAACAATCCTGTCTTAATGGAGTCAACTAAAGATGAAGAAACTGGGGAAGACATTATTTACTTAGCTTACAACACTTATATTAAAGACTGGTTAGAGATAGCACCAGAGGTGGCAGAGAATTATGAAGAGCAGTATCACATCATAATGGACTATCTAAAGAATTTTAGAATATCCAGATTAGTAATTGACGCTACCAGAGAAGCAAGTTTAGGTCAACGTATTCAAGCCAACGTCAACTTTGAAGTGTGGCTTTTTACTTTTAGTAGTAAGAGTAAGTCGGACATTTATAAACACCTACAAACCGAAATTAACACAGGAAGAGCAAGATTTCCTATGAGTGAAGCTGTAAAGAATACTAGGGAATACCAGAGATTTTCACAGCAATTAGCAGACCTGCAAAAGAGTTACAGTGGTAGTTACCTTGTTGTATCACACCCAGATGAAAGAGGTGCTCATGATGACTACCCAGACAGTTGGGCTTTAGCATTGTGGGGAACAAAAGATGTAGGTCAAGTTGATAACACAGAGACACAGAACAGAAATAAAGTGTTAGGTGTTCACAAACAAGGAAGTAATACATTCCGTAGTAGAAACAGATTTACAGCTAGAAGAAGATAGGAGGTAAAGATTAAATGATAGAGAATTTCAGACATAGATACAGTGACAGTTTTGAAGACACACTTAACATTGGTCAGCTTATTAGTCAAGGAAACCTCACTAATGAAGAGACTTTGTTTCTTAAGAGAGTGAAAGAAGCATGGAACTTCTATGAGGGTTATCATTGGGAGGGAATAGATGACCTTGACTCTCCACAAGTAACCTTTAACTATTGCAGACCTTTTGTTAATAAGTTTGTGTCTTTTGAGTTTGGTAAAGGGTTTACTATTAAAACACCTGTTGAACTTGATGATGTAGGTGTTACAGTAGATGACCCTAAGATTGAGATTGACCTTGACACAAATGGTGATGGTACATTATCTCAAGAAGAACTTACGGAAGAATACACTATTAAAGAAAAGACAATGAGTGACTATCTGTCACAAGTGTGGGAAGATAATAAGAAAGATACACTTCTTACAGAGATTGGTCAGACTAAATCAATCACAGGTGAAGCGTGGGTGAAAGTACAGTATGAAGACCCAGAAGAGATGAATGACCCATTTGAAGAGTACCCTAATGGACGTATCAGATTGTCAGTAATACCTACACAGTTTGCGTTCCCAAGGTTTAATGACCATGATAAAGACAGGTTAGAGTCCTTGCTTATTATGTACCCTATAAGAAAAGAGCGTGACACAGGACTTATCTTTAAGAGAAGTGTAGAGACCACTGTAATGTACAAAGAGTTTTGGACAGCTACAGAGATTGTCGTTTATGAAGATGGTGAAGAGAAAGACAGAATGGAGAACCCTTATGGGTTTATTCCTTTTGTTCAGATTAAGAACTTCCCAATCGCAGGAAGAACCAGAGGACAGGGAGACCTTGATGACATTATTCCTTTGAATGTTGAGTTGAACACCAAGAAGAGTGATGTGTCAGAGGTCATTGACTATCACAGTGCACCAATTACACTTGTGTATGGTGCTAAGATTGGTAATCTTGAGAAAGGTGCTAACAAAGTATGGGGTGGTCTTCCAAAAGACGCTAAAGTAGAGAACCTTGGTCTTCAAGGTGACTTAGTAGCAAGTGTTGGTTACACTTCTGATGTTAAGACCTCAATGTGTGAGATTGCAGGTATTCCAGAGACAGTTTTAGGTGGTGCAAATGCTATAAGTAACACAAGTGGTGTTGCATTACAGTATATGAATTTGCCTTTAATTGAGAGGACAAGAATTAAGCGTAGCTGTTCTTCTGATGGATTACAGAAAGTAAATAAAATGATACTGTTTATCTCTTTGTACCATGGTCTTATTGAGAAGCCAGAAGATATTACAATGAAAGACTTCTTGAGGAATGAAGTAGAGATACCAGACACACTTCCAAAGGACGAACTAATTGAGTTGAATAAGATACAGCAAGAAATGACACTTGGTCTTGAGTGTAGACATGGTGCTATGGAACGTCTGGGAAGAGACAATGTTCCTAAGAAGTTAGCAGAGATTGATAAGGAGAGAACAGAACACCCAGAACTGTTTAATCCATTGTTACAGCAGACGTGGTATCAGAACCAAACATCACAGACTAATGCAGGTGGTATGATGAATGGTGACACACCTATTGAGACTGTTAGAAAAGAAATGACAGGTCAAAATGGAACACCACAAGCACAATAATTCGGTATTATCCACATAGAAATTGATAAAAGCACTAGACTTTACAATTTCTATGTGGTAATATAAATTCAAATTCAATAGATGGAGGTAATTGTAATGAGAAAAAATCGTGGTATTATTGCAGGAATGAGCAACGAAGCTATCAAGAAAGTTATTGAAGCTATCTCTTTAAGAGCATTTGCTGACGAGGGTGCTGACCCAGATGACAACAGTGGTGCAGATGGTGGTGAGGGTGCTAAGACAACACCTACTATCAATTATGAAGACCTTATCGCAAAAGCACGAAAAGAGGAAAAGGAAAAGCAGTACAAGACCATTGAGAAGTTGAAAGGTCAGATTGCAACACTGACAGAGCAACATAACAATGACTTACTTGTAAAGGCTGACCTTGAGAAGCAGTTGAAAGAAGCTAACGACAAACTTACTACAGCAGGTAGTGGTGACTCCGAAGAAGTGAAGACACTTAAAGAGACCATCAAGACCCTTGAGAAAGACAAGGCAGACCTTGATAAGAAAGTTAAGGACTATGAAGCCAACAAGCCTGTTAGCAGAGAGGAAGTCGAAGCAGAAGTAAGAGCAGAACTCGAAGCTGAATACGAGGTTAAGACTTACAAAGCCACAAAGATGGCAGAGTTGAAAGATGACATTTTAGTTCCAGAGTTAGTAATGGGAACTACCAAAGAAGAGATTGACGCTTCTATTCAGTCTGCACTTGACAGGAGTGCCGAGATTAAAAAGAACCTTGGTATTTCTACAGATAAGAAGCAGACAAAGAGAACACCTAAGTCACCTGCCAACCCAAGTGTAAGTAGTGTGCAGGATAGTGAAGTTAGTCTTGAGCGTCTTGCAACAATGGACGTAAGAAGCAAAGAGTATGCAGAATTAAGAAAGCAGTTAGGACTTAGATAACTAAGTCTTAAACTCATTTTATTAAGGAGGTATAGTGATGAAGAAGTCACAAATCATGAATTTGCTGTCTGTACTTTCCATCAAGGCTCATGCTGAAAGTGCAGTAACAGTAGCAACCCAAAAGGGTGCAAACAATGGTGGTACTTTATTCAGTGATGGAACTCGTTTAGTATATTCCAGAGAGATTGAATTTAAGGCACTGCCTATTATGCGTTTCTCACAGTTCGCAACACAGAAAACAGAGTTAGGTGTTGAGCCG